CGCGCCAACATCATGGCATCGACACAGAGATAATCTGATATAATGCATCATGGCTACCAAAGACCCGCGATTAACAAGACTTGGACTTGAAGGCTACAACAAGCCTAAAAGAACTCCCAATCACCCGAGCAAGTCTCACGTTGTTGTTGCAAAAGAAGGCGACAAGATTAAAACGATTCGATTTGGCCAGCAAGGCGTAAAAGGTTCGCCAGCCAGAAAAGGCGAAAGCAAATCAGACAAAGCTCGCCGCGCATCTTTCAAAGCTCGCCACGCAAAGAATATTGCCAAAGGCAAAATGTCTGCGGCTTATTGGGCGGACAAAGTTAAGTGGTAAAAGATTACGATGCGTGCAGTTTAATTTTGACGATTATTCAGTTGAGCGGCGGCGCGTATAACGCTGAAGAAATTTCAGAAATAATTGAAATGATTAAGCTGTACGAAGAAGAAGAAGGCGAGAGCGACAAGCGCAAAGTCTTTCAACTTTTCGTCAACGACGAACAGACGGAGCATTGATAAATGAGCGAATACACTAATCTCAATCCGTCAGGACATCTGCTTTTTGATATTGCAAGGCTGAACATCGAAGAAGCTACACCGTTGAACCTCTTTGGTTACAACGAGTCTGTCGGTACAACTTATGAGACAATCTGGAATTTTGGCGGGCCATATACTTTTCCAGTTTCTGCTGTTGTCATGTCCGTTGCAAGTTCAAGCGCAGCAGATACGTCAAAGCCAATCAAGGTCACTGGACTCAATGACAAATGTGAAGTAATCAGCGAGATCATTACAACCAACGCGGTGGATGGAACCACTCCTGTTGCTGGCACTTTATCTTTCTATCGGATCAATCAGGTTTTGAATCTGACAGGAACTCATGCTGGCAACATATCTGTCACAAATGGCGGAACGACCTATGGCTATATTGCTGCTGGCGAAGGCATATCACAGGCTTGCGTCTATACTGTTCCGGCAGAGCATTCAATATATCTATTCCGAATTGACTTGAATTCTGCGACTGCAAACTCAAACCAGTATCTGACCCTAAGAAATAAAACTGTCAGCAGCACTGGACTGGTTGTAAACACTGCAAGAGCAACATCCGCAACAACTCAATCAAGCTATGACAGGCAAGTCCCATTTCGCATCAATGAAAAAACTGACTTTGAGTTTGATTGCAAATCAAGTAACAGCACAAACGAAGTAGCAATCTTTGTCGAAGCTGTTTTGCTCAAGAATCCGTGGGGACGTGAATAATGCCGCTCAAAAAAGGTTACGGAAAAAAAACAATATCAAAAAACATTAAACGCGAGATGGCTGCTGGCAAACCTCAAAAGCAAGCAGTCGCAATTGCGTTGTCATCTGCTCGAAAATCAAAACGGAGAAAGAAACAATGAACAAACTCAAGATAGCATTCGACATTGCGCGGTTCGTTCTTTTCATCGTCACCAGCCTGAAAACTCTGGTGCTTAACGCTGAAGAACAACTGCCAGAGTCTGGTCACGGCGCAGAAAAATTTGCAGCTGTAAAACAAGCAGTGATTATGGCTGCTGGCTATGCCGACATAGCTTCAGAAGCCATTGAAGCTCTGGACGCATTTCTGGAAGAGCAAATCAATTCAACTGTAGCAAAATGGATAAACTCCGGCACTTCAAACTAGCCGAATTTGCTTGCAAGTGCGGATGTAATTCTGACGGCAGCGAGATGGACGAAACGCTGCTGGAGGCTCTGGACGCAATCCGCACTCTGTGCAACTTTCCCTTCCCAATATCAAGCGGCTACCGCTGCCCGAACCATCCAGACGAACGCATTAAGAGCGCGCCAGGAGCGCATTCTCGTGGCCTGGCTGTGGATATACGGGTTAGTGGAGAAAATGCCTTAGAACTGCTCAGAATCGCTCTGAACGCCAATATCTTCACGGGATTCGGTATTCATCAGCGTGGCAGCGGCCGATTCATACATCTGGACATCGCCGCAAGCTATGAGTTCAGCGCGCCGCGACCGCATATCTGGTCATACTAGGGTTTACAAAATAAACTGATATATTTATAATCTCTTAGGGTCAGGATTCGCCTGGCCAATCTAGGAGAAACAAAAATGACAACCAAAAAGAAAGTAACAGCCGGAGAAATCTGGCAAACGCTATCCGCCATTGACTGCTCTGATCATGTCGAAAAGAAAGGCAACTTGACATATCTTTCTTGGTCGTGGGCTTGGCAAATCCTGATGGAAAACTATCCAGAAGCGCAATACAGTTTTGCGCCGCATGAGGTCATGCCAGATCAGACAGTAATGGTTCATTGCCAGATCACGATTGACGAAGTGACTCGAACAATGTGGCTTCCTGTCATGGATCACAAGAACAAAGCAATCGCCAATCCAAGTTCCTTTCAAGTTAACACTGCAATGATGAGGTGCTTGACCAAGTGCATCAGCATGTTTGGGTTGGGCGCTTACATATATGCGGGAGAGGATTTGCCGCAAGCAGAACAGGAAAGGCGTGACTCGCCTTTAACTGACGAACAATGGGAAGTAATCAGCGATCTGCTTGAAGCTACCGATACTGACCACACCAAGTTCTGCGAAGCCTACAAGATTCATGCTGCTTTCGACCTCAAGCAAGAGAACTATGAGAATGCGAAAAGTATGCTTGAGCTTAAACTGAAAAAGCTGGAGGCTCAGAATGCGAGTAACTGAACACGAACAAAGGTCGGACGGATGGCTCGCTGCCCGTCTTGGCGTCCCAACTGCCAGCGGCTTCAGCAAGCTGATTACCTCAACCGGAAAAAAGGCTGCTTCTTTTGACAGGTATGTCAACGAGCTAATCGCGGAAAGGCTGACAGGTCAAACCACGTTTGTTCCGACTACTGACGCAATGCAGCGCGGCACTGACCTCGAACCGCTCGCCAGAGCTTTCTATGAAATGGTCTATGACCTGAAAGTATTTGAGGTTGGGCTTTGCCTTCACGATGACATCGATGCCGGAGCTTCGCCTGACGGATTAGTTGGTGATGACGGGTTGCTGGAAATCAAGTGTCCACTTGCCAGCACGATGATTGGATACCTTCGAGACAACAAACTGCCGACCCAATACGTTCAGCAAGTTCAAGGACAGCTTTGGATCACTGGCAGAGACTGGTGTGACTTTCTTGCATGGCACCCAAACACGCAAGCTCTGCTTGTAAGAGTTGAGCGAGATGACAAGTATATTGCTGAACTGGCCTCAATAGTATGTGAAGCGATTGATGTGATAAACGAAAATGTAAACAAACTCGGGAGAAATAACTAATGAATCAATACGACAATACAAATCGCGGCGTTCTGTTTGTAGACAGAAACAAAAAGTCCGACAATCATCCTGACTTCAATGGTCGAATCAATGTTGACGGAGTGGAAAGATATATTTCTGCATGGATGAACAAATCGCAAAGAGGAGAAGATTATTTCTCACTTTCTCTTGGCAAGGTTGTTGAGCAGCCGAAAGCTCAACAGAAGCCAGCGGAAGATGATGACTCGGACGTTCCATTCTAGCTAAAAAAAGCCCCGTCGAAAGACGGGGCAAATCAAAACAACATCTCATGGAGAAATCACAATGATCTCGGATACAAGTATAACACCTTTCCACGTTTTCGTTGAGAAAGCTGTTAGGAAAACTGGCATATATAAAAAAGCAGAAATTGCCAGACGATTGAATGCCAGCCCGCAATTAACAGGAAAATGGCTGAAAGCGAATGACGTAAAACTTTCAACCGCTCACAGAATCGCAGCAGCTTACGGTATGACTTTGCAAGAATTTCTGGAGGGCTAACAATGACTGGACAGCATTGGGTAGTAAATAGCAGTACAACTCGCGATGATTTCATAAACCACGTCACGGAATTGTTCAACAAACATCACTACGTCACTTTTACTTGGGACGTTGCAAAGCAAAGAACCAAACGACAAAACAACGCGCTGCACGTTTGGCTTGGTCAGGTCGCTAACCTCTTAAACGAATCTGGAATGGACATGAAAAAAACATTGAAAGCGGAAACAGATATTCCGTGGACAATGCAAAGCGCAAAAGATCACTTGTGGCGACCGATCCAGAAAACTCTTGTCGATAAGGAATCAACAGCAGACTGCGAAACGACTGACTACAACAAAGTCTATGAGATTCTGTCGCGGCACTTCAGCCAGAAGTTCGGCATCACTCTACCGGAGTGGCCGAAAAATGATTAAATACACTATTCGCCAGAACTGGCGAGACCACATTGAGCGCAACTTGAAAAATGAAAAACTCAACGAACGAACAATCGCAGACTGGAAAAAATCACAGTACGTCGGACTTGCTGGAGAATTGTGCTTTGCAAGATTTCTTGATGACAATGGTATTGATTTCGACTATTGCGGTGACAAGTCTTATGATTTTGATTTTGCTTGTGGTGACACTTTTATTGATGTGAAAAGTAGATGCAGCAATTTTATTCCGGTTCCTTACGGTACTGATTTTGCAATAACAGACTATCTCGAATTCCAGAGGACAGATATTTACGTTTTCACAGCTGTTTGCGAAAAAGAAATTTATCTGCTTGGATGGGAACACAAAGACAGGTTCTGGAATCACGAACATGCTGTCAAATGGAAAGCTGGTGACAAGCGATCACAATCTATTGTCAAAGCTGATTGCACATCTCTGAAAGTTTGCTATCTGGCTCCAATGGAATCGCTTTTAACTTACCTTTCTGTCAAAGATGAAAACTCGACGCTGTAGTTTATGCCGAAAGAAAGTGCCAGCAGAGTCTGCTGTAATCGGATCGCTAAAAGCGTTCTGTTGCATGGAGCATCTGGTCGAATATGCTAAGTCTGCAAAGGCTCAGGATTTTGCAAAGAAGAGTAAAAAGAAACAAACTCGTGAATTTAAGAAGCAACAACTCACTCGGAGGGATTATGAGAAAATTGCTCAGACTGCTTTCAACGCTTATATTCGCGCCCGTGATTTTCATTTACCGTGTATTTCTTGTGGTGCTTATCCTAATTCTGCTCCTGTTGGCGGCAATTTTGACTGCGGGCATTTTAAGTCTATTGGCTCTTGCCGACATTTGCGTTTCCATCTCTGGAACGCGCACGGGCAATGCAAACGCTGCAACAGATACCTTTCTGGAAACATTGTGGAGTACCGCAAAGGACTCTGTGAAAGGATTGGGAAACAAAAAGTGGAAAGCCTAGAAGCCGACAACAGACCGCGCAGATACAGCATTGATGATTTGAAGCGAATCGCCAGACTTGCTCGCAAGAGGATGAAACGCTATGACACACCATGACACACCATGACACGCTATGAAACCAGCAGAGCCTAATGAAAGCCAGAAAATAAAAGACAAGCGGCGAGAACAGCTTGAGCAGGATATTCGGGATTATCTGGATAAAGGCGGGAAGATCACAGACGCAAACTCAATTCCTGATCGACCAAAACGAAAGAAGCGAAATTTTGGGAACATTCATATCCGGCAGAGTTGATGCGGTATACTAAGGTTCCGCTAAAAAATAAATCTAGCGAAAACAGATGGTTATAGCATTTTCAGCAAGCGCAAAGTTTCTTGTTTGGCAAACAGTAACCAAATAGTAACCACTAGACGGTTCATTTTGTTTTTTGCAGGCAAAAGAAAAGCCAGCACTAGGAGGAACTGGCTTTACTTCCGCTCCAGATTGATTTAAATTTGGAGCTTCGGTTATGGAGGCCGATCAGAATGAGGGGAAGAAATCCTGTCTCGGGCAACCGATACGGCATTTTCTCTGATCTGAACGCCTCCGTCAATACCGAACTGCGGTAGTGGGATGGTCTGTTATTCGCCCGCCACTATAAATCCGAGGGAACGACCTAAAATCCGCAGGCGTTATGGGTAGTTGCTTAGCGAACTGACTTTGGTTTAATCGCCTACAGTGATACGCAATATAGCAGCGGCATTGAACGCGGGTCGGCGGCGAGCAAGTCGTAATCAGTGCATTGAGAGCTTTGCTCAGTGATCTCAACCAGCTACAGCGACCGAAGTCCGAAGTGGCCGGAAGATACCAAAGCGGTGGTTCGCCATCGCTAGGGTGAGTATTGCCAGCGTGTTGCTCGCTCAGAACCGATTGGCCCAAAGAAAACTAGGAGAAACACAATGATAGAACTTAGACCACACCAAGAAACAGCAATCCAGCAGATAAGACAGTCGTTTGCTGCTGGTAATCGAAAAGTATTACTCGCTGCTCCGTGTGGATTCGGCAAGACACTGACCGCCGCGTGGATAGCCAGGTCGGCTATTGAGAAGGGAAAGCGTGTTACATTCTTTGCCGACAGGATCAAGCTGGTAGACCAGACGCTGATCGCTTTCGATATGCTTGGCATTGATTACGGCGTCATACAAGCTAACCACTGGCTGCAAGATTATTCTAAGCCAGTGCAGATCGCATCCATCCAGACCATCACCAGAAGAAAAGAGATGCCGCACTTTGATCTTGGGATTATTGACGAATGCCACACTGCTTACAAAGGCATGACGAAGCAAATGGAGAAATGGAACAACATCCGCTTCATTGGGTTGTCTGCCACACCATATTCGCGAGGGCTTGGTTGCATTTGGGACGACCTACTTGTTCCGGTCACGACAGAGGAACTTATCGAGCAAGAGTATCTCACTCCTGTTCACTACTACGGCGGCAGGTCTGTCGATGTATCAGCGATCAAAACCAAAGCGCTCGGCACCGGAGGTTCCGATTACGATCCAGATGCACTTGCAAAAGCTATTGAAGATGATGACCAGCTTGTTGGTGATATTGTGAGAAACTGGCTGGAGCATGGCGAGAATTCACAAACGATTGCATTCTGCCCTTCGATCAAGCACAGCAAATATTTGGTTGAGATTTTTAATCAACACGGAATCCGAGCAGAACATATCGACGGCTACACTGAACCAGCCAGGAGAAAAGAACTCTACGAAGGCCATGAGGCTGGTGAGTTCAAAATACTTTCTTGTTCTCGACTGCTTGGCGTTGGCTATGACTCGCCGCAAACTCGATGCTTGATCGACTGCCGACCAACCAAGTCGACCATTGCTTACCAGCAAGCTGCAGGAAGGATTATGCGGATCAGTCCTGGAAAGGATTACTGCATCTACATTGACCACGCTGGCAACGTCCAGAGGCATGGTTTTGCAGAGACAATTGTGCCAGACCAACTGGATAACAAAGAACAAGGCTTCAACGAAAAGAAACAGCTCAAGAAAAAAGAAAAAGAAGAATTATCCGTTAAAGACTGCAAAGAGTGCGGACAGCAGATGATGGGACTCAAGTGCAAGTCTTGTGGGTATGAGATAAAGATAACCGAAGCACTGCAAAGCACTAATGAACTGCTAGTCAGGTTGAAGGACAAGCCGAAGCAGTTTGACAAGACCGTGAAATCCCACTGGTACAGCAACCTCCTGAACTATGCCCGCAGATCAGGTTACAAAGATGGGTGGGCAGCGCACCAGTATCGCCAAAAGTTCGGAGTCTGGCCTCGCCAGTTGGCGGTTGATACCCGCCAGGTCATGCTGCCTGAGGTCGAAAACTACATAAAATCCCGCAAAATAGCGTTTTCACACGCCAAAAAATACTAATAAAAACAAAAACATATAAAAATATATAAAAAAAGATAAAAAAAGTTGTACATTTATAAATATTTTAGTTTATACTGCGCTCATTGATTGGGAATGGCCCGATCCACTAGGAGAAAGAAACATGACAATCACCTGCACCGACCAAATCGAACTTGCGATAATTTGCGCGCAACTTGCTCGCGAAGAAGTTGGCTTCATAGCAGACGCGAAAACTTTAAAAATCACATTGACCGGCAGTTACTAACAGCAAATCAAACTAGGAGAACAAAATGGCAACACGAGCAACTTACCGATTCATCAACAACCTAATGGCACCAGATGTTTGCGTCTACATTCATTGGGACGGGTATCCACGCGGCGCGGCAATTTATCTTGAAAAAGCATTGATCCACGCAACTGATAACAAACGCACTATGCTGGAATCTTTTATAGCTGCAAACGAAAGCGCAGAAATAACTTCTTCTCACGAAGCGCACGGCGATACAGATTATCGTTACGACATCGATGCTAAACTGCTGACAGTTACAGTTTGGCGGCGTGAAGGCCACTGGAACAACGTGACCGAAGAATATACCGAAAGCTGGAATCACGAAGTTACAACTCGACTGGCCAACTTTATCGGAGAAGAGACAGCAGCTTAAAGAGCCAGACTCAAGCTCATTCATTGAGTGGGCTTGCTGGTTGGCTTTTCAAAATTAACCAAACTAGGAGAAACAAAAAAGATGAAAATCAACACAATGAACGACCTCATAGCTGCTGTCTGTCATGCCGTTCACACAAACGACATGGAGGCTTTAGATAGCGCAGAAAGATGTTATGAACAGTGGATAGCTGACAAAGAAACGATGCTAGCCGCAAGAAGGCTTTTTGTTTTAGCGTGGAACTCAATAAAAGACTAGGAGGTAAAATGGAAGATAGCAAAGGAAGAAAACAACTCGTCCTGAACGAAACCGCAACTGCGCTTTTCGAGAAAACGAAAAAGCAGATCAGCGAAGAAATCGGGATTCAACTCAACAACTCACAATTCATTGAAATATTGTGTGGTAGATTTTTAAAACCGTAACTAGGAGAGCATCATGACATACGATAATTATTGGAAAAAAACGCAAGCCATGAAAAGAAAAGTCAGAGCCGTTATTGAGGAAAACATCGACTCGGTTATCCGCTGCGGCGAGTTCGACCCGTCAGAGTCTGTAATCAAAGAGGTCTGTGCTATTCTGGTCGAGTATCATGGTTCCGACATTCTTTATGAGGTCATCGATGGCGACAGAGAAATTGCTGAATTTCTTTGGAATCGCGAATCTCTGGCGGCTGGCGACAGAGTTCACAAGCTGTTTCACAAGTGGGCATTCGAGCATCTTGAAAGGAATCAGGATATGGCTTGGGACTATTGGGAAGAACAGCGCATGGCTCCTGTGGAGGACTACCGATGAAACAATTTGCACCAATAGCTTTTATCCTGGCGCTGTTCGCTGTTCTTGGAATCGCTGGCAATGCTGACTTGGAGGATCAGCAAGCACAGGATCGAGAATACTGCGAGCTTGTAGCTTTGTGGAAAGCAACGCCTGACGGCTACGTTGGAATTCCGCCGTACAGATCAGACATTGATTGTGTGAATATCGAGGGGTCAAAATGATTACGCAAGAAAGATTAAAAGAATTATATTTTCACTGCCCAAAAAGCGGAGAATTTATCAGGAAAAAAACTAGAGCATCAGCAAAGAAAGGAAGCAGTGCTGGGTGGGTAAATTATTATGGGTATATCGAGATGAGTGTTGACATGAAAAGGTATTATGCTCACAGATTGGCTTGGTTATATCATTACGGAGAATTTCCAGAAAAAGGTTTTGTTGTTCACCATATAAATTCCGATGGTGGTGACAATAGAATTGAAAATTTACAGGTTCTAACAAAAAAAGAAAATCTCCGCAAACCATGGTACATTGAAGGAAACCAAAGACCATACAGGCCAAAGCATTATCTGTGCTAAAATTGGTGGATGAAAAAAGTAGACTCAGAGGGCATTCTGCTGATTGAGCATTGCAGCGAATGCCCTTACCACCAAACCGATGATTACAATCCAGCCAGACATTGGTGCCACAACATCAAGTCTGGCTCGGCTGTTGAAGTATCCATAAATTACGAGTTCCCAATTATCTGTCCTCTTGAGTCAGTCTGATGGCCACGCTTAACGATCTGATTCCTGATTCAGACGTCAGTTCAACTGGCGATACTGATTTCAGCGGCAGCAGCACGCTATACCTCAATATTGACAATGAGCCGAATGGCAGTTCAAGCGATTGGGTTGGCAACGGCACATCCGAATCTGATTGCGAATTCGTTTTCGGTCTATCCAATGTCAATTCAGACTTTGACAGCATGACCAGTCTTGGCATTGAGTGGGATGGCGTAGCTAGTGGATTTTCAGATGATACTTGCACAGTCACTGCTGTAATTAAGAATTCGTCAGGAACCGATCTCACTAACACGATCACACTGTTCACCGAATCGACAACAACAAGAACGCAAAGCACTCAAGCCTTTTCAACATATTCAGGCTCCAAGACGGATTGGGATGGCGCAGAGCTATTCCTGAACTGGACTTATTCCAAAAGCAAAGGGCCAGACAATGGCCAGTGCTTGCTATATGGAGTTCGGGCATCTGGAACTTATCAAGTTGCTCTGCAAAATTATTCGCTCACTTGTAACAACAAAGCATTCAGCTTCACTGGTCAGTCTGTCGGCCTAACGGTTAGCAGAACTGTCTCGCTTGATAATAAAACATTCAACTTTACCGGACAGGCAATGGTTCCTGCTCGGCAGAAAACTTTGCTTGCTGGTTTTCTCGGAATTTCTTTTACAGAGCAAGCTGCTGCATTTATTACCAATCGCAATTTGCCGATTGATACTGGAAGCCTGACTTTTACAGGCATTGCAGCAGGATTGGCTTCCGACTTTCTCTTATCTGCTGCTAGTTTTACGTTTGACGGTGCAGGTCAGAATGTTGGCATATCTGTTCAAAGAAATCTCACAGCAGACAATCAGACGTTCAGCTTTGCAGGACAGGCAACCGGACTGACTGTATCCAGATCACTGGCTACTAATGCTGGCTCTTTTGCTTTCACTGGCATTGATGCTGGAATCACCAGAAACAAAACGATTGCGCTAGACCCGAGATATTTTCAATTCTTCGGCAAACCGCTAACACTGACAACAGCCAGGTCATTAACTGCACAAACTAGCACAGCAGCATTCACTGGTCAGGCTGCAATAATTTCTCGATCCAAACAGATCGCAGCGGATACTGGATCGCTAACCTTTGCAGGGCAATCTGCAAACTTTGTCGCGTCAAGGACGCTGACTCTTGATAGCCAATCGATAACTTTATCCGGTCAGGCACTTGGAACAATACGCAGCCGAATCGAAACGCTTGGCTCTGGTTCTTTTGCTTTTACCGGACAGTCTGCAACTCTTGCCAGAGGAAGATTTCTGTCGCTAGACAATCAGGCGTTCACCTTCTCTGGCAAAAATTTAGGGCTTGCTCAATCCAAACTGATTTCACTGTCAACTGGCTCTTTAGCTTTTGCCGGACAGCAAGCAACCTTTAGCAAAGACAAACAACTATCAATAGATAGTGGCTTTCTTGGTTTCGTAGGGCAGTCTGCAAACTTTATCGCGTCAAGGGCACTAGCCCTTCAAAGCCAAACGCTTACCTTTGCAGGGCAAGCCCTAAACACAATACGAAGCAGAATTGAACCGCTTTCCAGTGGGTCTTTTACTTTTACTGGCATAAGTGCAGATTTTGATAAATCAAAAAGGCTTGTTCTCAATGTCAAATCTTTTGACTTGTCCGGTAATCAGGTTGGGCTTGTAACAGCCAGATTGATAACAGCACAAACTGGCACAGCATCACTCTCCGGACAGCCAGCAACAATTATCAAAGGCAAGACAGCGATTCTTGACAGTGGCGCGATCAGTTTTGCTGGACAGCAAATTGGTCTGACCAAATCTTTTCAGCTATTACTGGATAGCAAAACATTTGCTTTCACTGGTCAAACTGCAAACATTCAAAGAAATAGAACAATTGCGCTAGATTCTGGATCGGCAACCTTTGCTGGTCAGTCAGTCAATCTGACTTTTGCCGCAGGGGAAATTCTGACAGCAAATGCTGGCCTTTTTACATTTGCAGGACAGCAGACAGGACTAACAACATCAAGAACACTTCAAGCAGACGCCGGAGCTTATTCGGCAACATTTTTTCCTGCTAATCTTGCCAGAAGCCAAATCGCAACGCTCGGATCGAAGGCGTTTTCGTTTGCGGGCATTGACCTCAACTTTATAATCGGAATATCTGTTGGCCTTTCCGCGAAGCTATACCAGTTTGAAGGCTTTGCAGCTTCTTTTTATAGTAGCAGAGTTGCTACAGCGCAGAGCAAATCATTCGACTTGGCTTTTCAGAATTTCTATTCCTATAGGCCAGTTCCACAATCAAACAGTTCTGTCACTACTGTATCGCTAGACACTGAGAGCATCAGTTTTTCAAAGCCAATATTTACAATATCTCTGGATACTCAAAAGCTCAGCTTTTCAAAACCAACATTTGACCAATTAAATATACCAGCGCCAGTCGCAAACTTTTTGCTTGATGGAAAAACTACCACAACAGCGGCCGGAAGTGATAAAATCAGCGCACAGATTTAATAAATGCGGTAATCGCAATGGGAACTTTGACCAGAAAGCGCGGCGATAGTTTCGCCAACGAGTATGAAATCACATCTGCCGCCACAGGCGCAGTTGTAAACATAACGAGCTATACTTTTGTCATGTCGGTAGACAGTCGACAGAATCCAAGCGATACCAGCACACAAGTTTTCACCGTGAACGGCGTAATCACTGACGCTCCGGCTGGTCTTGTTGAGTTTGCCCCAAGTGCAGCGCAGACAGATGTTACGCCTGGAGTCTACTTTTACGATGCACAACTGACTGATGACGTTGGCAGAATCAGGACTTTTGATTCTGGCAGATACATCATCGAGCAAGACTACAGCAAATAACTGAGGCAATCAGATGGCAACTTTCAACCAAATCAATGACTGGCTTGAAACGGCAGTCGAAGGCGCAAACTGCGGAACAGACCAGTTCGTTGTTGCACTGACCAATACTGCTCCTGGCAGTGAATCAACTCCGCCGACTGGTGATGGTGCTGGCGTACTAGCAAACATCACTCAAGTTGCATATACCAATTTATCGACAAGGAACCTGACCACAAGCTCCAGTTCCCAAACAAGCGGAACTTACAAGCTGGTTATTGCTGACCTCACTTTGACAGCATCAGGCGGCTCTGTCGGCCCGTTTCGATATATCTATGTTTATGACGACACAGTTACGAGTCCTGCGGATCCGCTGGTCGGCTATTATGACTATGGTTCAAGCATTACGCTGAACGATGGCGAAACGCTCCAGCTAGATTTCGATGGCGTGAACGGTTTATTCCAACTGTCCTAATCTCTCTAGACCTTGGTTCTACGGCTGGTTGCTTAATCGCGCCAGCCGACTTTTTAAATAGGGGCGGGTAGGGTAAAAAAGATTCTTCGGGGAAGAATCGCATCGGTACGGG